AAATGACTGAACGGTTTTCTTATCATTAAATTTTATGACCACCGTCAGGGTCTTCTGGGTACTACTGGAAGCTCCTGCTGATTGGGAATAACTACCTCCTACACCCCCAAGAATCAAGGCGGCGCCGGCGAGTCCACCAGCTCCCGCGCCGCCAGCAATGCCTCCGCTACTTCTGGAATAAGAGGCTTCCGTGGCGATTTTGTCGTAGATCCAGGTTTCATTGCCAAAGCCGTCATTGGTGACGATATTGGGCGAACCCAAGCCAGTAGCCACATCCGCCTGCGACATGCCCACCCGAATCTCTTTCTGGACCACTCCCAGGGTCATTTCCCGCTCTTTGGTCGAGCCTAATTGTTGTTGATGTTCCGCCGCGGTCATGCAGCCGAATGATAGTCCAAGAATAATTAGGATAGCCATAATTCTTTTCCGGCTCTGCATTGGAAGCCTCCTTTTAGTTGGTTAAAGATTCTTTAAAGGGTAAAAATGGCCGCGCCGTCTGCCATAAATTTCTCAGGCTTAAAACCTTCTTTTCGGCCTGGTTCACCTGCTTAAACGGAATATAGCATGATAGTCAAATATTTATTAAAAAATCAAATGATTTTTTTTCGATAAACAACGTCTCACGAAGTTCCAGCCCAAGGCCCCTAGGCAAGCACCCCGATAATGTTGCGCCAAAGGAAGGTGGGGGCCACGGACATTGCTCATGGCACCTTCGGGCGTGGCACGGGCTCTTGCAGTTAAAAACGTTATGCGAGTTACCGATATGACCTTGATAGCGACAGTGCCATAATCGACTGCCCGGGACCAGTTCATTTTTCATGAGGGATAATCTTCAACTGGCTATCGCCCAGGATCATGGGGAGGCGGTCGCCGGCCTGAATCTGGTGGCGGGCGGCAAACGCCTTAGGTATCGAAACATATAACGTTCCGTTGATCTGAATAACGCTCCGCTCCGTCACCGACTTTTCAGTCCCACCAATTTTTTTCACCTTAAAAAATACCTGCCTTTCTTTAAATTAATCCCCTATTACTATAAACAACGCTAAATGTCAATAATTTATATTGCTTGACATCTATTTCAGCATTGGGTATCGCTGATGGATAGATGAGCAATAAACTTGACCTCTACTTGTCAGCTACACAAAGCGCCTATGCCCATAGCGATGCGTTGATTAACGTCATTATCGGGCCGGCTGGGGAAGGCAAGACTTATGCCTCGGTAGGCGCGATGATTATTAGCGCGCAACGCAACAAAAGGCCGGTGTTGTGGGCCGTTATTCGCGATACCCATACTAACATAAAGAGATCCACGGTTCGTTCCATTAACAAGATTTTCAGAAAGACCCCTTCCCTGGCTTCCTGGCGGGACGATTACCGGCAACTCACCATTCATTGCAATCCAAAAGTGGAAGTGGACCTTTTCGGGATAGACGATCCGGGGGCGCTGAACCGGCTGCAAGGGACTGAGTACGACGGCATCTGGCTGGAGGAACCCGCGGCGATGCTGGAGCGGGCCAATAGCGGCCTCTCCGAAGAGGTGTTCAATGACGCCCTGCTGCGCTGCGTCCGGGCCCAGGCGGACCATTCCCGGCTCCAGGTGAGCATGAATCCGGCGGACGAGGAGCATTGGACCTTCCCCAGGTTGGTGGAAGCCCCGGACGTTGACCCGGAAAACCCCCTCATCACCAAGAAAGTCTTTTGGATCCAGCCGGGCGAAAACGTCCACCTGAAGGAGACGGCCCGGCAGGCGGCTCGATCGGCCTACAAGAACGACCCCGCGGCTTATGAGCGCTACGTCTTGGGGAAATTCGCCGCGGTGTACCGGGGGGAGCGGGTGACCCCGGAATACAACCAGGAGTGGCACCGCTCCCCGGACGCCATCATCCCGGCCCCCGGGCTGGTGGGCTTCCGGTTTTGGGATGGCTGGCACAACCCGGCCTGCCTCATCGGGCAACGGACCAAGCTGGGCCGCCTCATTCACATCGACACCCTGTTCCTGCCCGGAGGCGACATCGGTTCCCTCATCGACAATCTGGTTCTGCCCCTGATGGAGTCGCCCCGGTGGAAAAACAAGTGCTTCGAATGGCGGGACATCGGCGACCGCACCATGCTCATTCCCGACCAGAGCCGTAAGCAACATTCCGCGGCCAAGGTGATCGAGGAGAAGCTGGGCGGGCGGTTCGAGCCGGGGCCGAGCCGGTGGCCCATCCTGAAGCTGGGCATCAAGCGGGTCCTGAACATGAACATCCAGGGCATGCCCGCCTATTACCTCAGCCCCACGGAGAAGCTGTTGCACAAGGGATTGAAGGGGGCCTGGCACTACAAGACGGACAACTCAGGCAAGGCGGTGAGCAACATTCCCGAGAAGGATGAAATTTCTCACGTTTGTGAGGCCTGGGCCAACGGCGTGTGCGTCATGCTGCCCACCAACGTGGTGCAGGACGTAAGCTCTCTGCGTCAAGCGGCCGGGAAGGCCAAGAAACGGGCGCAGACGTACGCGGTGGGAGGCTAACTGATGGGCAAATTGGAAACCCACGGGCACCGAGGCTGGTGGCCCATGTTGAAACACCGGCGCAAACGCCTGGACGGCGTGATGGTAGGCCGGGAGTGCTTCGTGGACATGACTCAAGGCAAGGTTTTCGAGCCGGAAGACGGCTGGAACACCAAAGATCTGCCCTATGCCACCGGGGAGACGAGTTCCCAGCACCAGAGCGACGCCTTCCGGGAGAACTTCGAGTTGATCGAATGGAACAGGGCCAGGTTGGAGGTTCCGGCGGACATGCCGCCGGCCACCGAGGCCCGGCGCAAATTCGCGGCCAACTATGACGCCATCAGGTGGGACTGAAGATGCCCGGCAAAATCAAATCCAAGGCCCAGAGACGGTTTATGGGGATGGCCCATGCCATTCAGGAAGGGGAATTGCCCGCAACTTACTCGCCCGGGGCAGCTGAGGCCGCCCGGACGATGAAGCCCGAGGATCTGGAACACCTGGCCCGCGAATCGGAAAAGGGCCTGCCGGAGCGGAAGCGGCCCCGGCCCAGAGGGAAGCCGGGACGGGAACGCGCCCCCAAGGTAATCAAAACCCACGTGCGGCATATCAGGAAATTCTAATGGGCTTTATCGAGGATCCCCGCCAAGGCGTCAAGAGCCGGATCAGCGAGATCGAGCGCCAGGCCGCGGCTGCGGGCACGGACGCCCAGGAGTTGGCCGAGCGCGAGGAAGCGGCCCGGGCCTACGCCGGGGAGAACGAAAAGCACTTCGTGGAATACCTGGAGGACTGCGTCCAGGTCTCCATGAACGCCAACGAGGAGGTCAGGAAGGTCCAGGACGAATGCTGGCGCCTGTGGAACGAGGAGGAGCCGCCCAACTACGCGGCCAAGGAGGCGTGGCAATCCCGGGTGGTCCTGCCCATGCCGCACGCGTCGGTGCTCTTCGCCATGGCCTTGATCCGCAAGGCTTTCGACATGCAGTTTTTGAGCATCGAGAATGAGCGGAACCAGGAGGCAGCGGACTTTCGCAAAAAGTTGATGACCATCCAGTTGTCCCGGACCTTCTCCAACTTCCCTTTGCAGTTCTCCGACGCCTGCGGCATGTCCTGCGCGGTGGGCACCAGCATGGAGATGATCCCGGTGTACCGCAAGGGCAAGGGCCTCAAGTACCTGCTCATCGAACCCTGGAAGATTTACCGGGACCCGGACGCCATCTCCCGGGAGCCGCAATCGGGGTTGTACTGGATTCATTCGGAGTATCTGGACTACTGGCAACTTAAAAAATTCGAGCAAGACGGACGCTACGTCAATATCGGCGAGTTCAAACCCGGCAACGAAGAAGGCAGCACCGACGACAAGCGGATGACCAAAGAGGCGGTGTCATCCCGGCGCAAGCAGATCCACCACCGGTCCAAGTTCCGCACCCTGATCCTGACTTCGGAGTTCTGGGGCACGGTCCTGGATTCCCGGGGCGAGCTCCTGCTGCCCAACGCCACTTACACCACCGCGGGGGGCCGGGTGATCAAGCTTCCGGAAGTCAACCCCTACCCCACTCTCAGGTGGCCGGGCACGGCTTTCAGCGTCATTCCGCATCCGCTCCGCTTCGATGGCCGGGGCCTGCTCCAGGGGGTCAAGACTCTGTGGGAATTCATGTGCAGCCTGCTGTCGCTCCACGCCGACTATCTCAACTGGCTGGTGAACCCGCCCATGGAGATCGATGTTTCGTCCCTGGTGGATAAAGACGACCTGGACTGGTACCCCGGCAAACAATGCCTGACTTACGGGACCCTGAGCGGCCAGCAGGCCTACCGGGAGATCCACAGCCGGTCCACCACCACGGACGTGCTGGCCAACCTCAACTTCTGCAAGATGTCCTACGAGGACGGGGTGCTGGTCCCCAGCGTGGTGCGGGGCCTGCCGGGCTACCGGGCCGAAGTGACGGCCCGGGAGTCCGCCCAGAACCTGGACCAGAGCATGACGGTGTTCGGCCTCATGGGGTTCAACATCGAGCAGGGGGCCTTGGAAGCCATCCTGGCCGGGGCGGAAACCCTGGACGTGTACATGCCCTACAAGGACCTGGAGTTGTTCATGGGTCCGGAACAGGCGCTCTTGTATGCCGCCCCGGAGAGCCGGACGGGCTTGAAACTGCCCAGCCTCACCACCGGCCAGTTCACGGTGAGCGGCATCAGCGCCATGATGCAGGATTGGGAACAGCTTCGGAACATCCGGGAGGTCATCCTGCCGCTTTTTGACAACCCGGAATTCGTCCCCTATCTCCGGGCCTTCCCCACCATCAAGGCCATCGAAACCAGGCTGAACCTGAAAGACGAAGATATCCGGGTGGACGACCAGACGGGGTTGGCCATTGAACAATGGCAACGAACCCGCATGGGCCTTACCGCCCAGGCCGAGGATACGGTGCAGCAGGCCCAGGCGGCGCAGGCCGAAGCCGCAGCCATGGCCGGAGTCGCGCCGGCATAGGAGGATTTGTGCCCTTAGGACCGGGAGGCATCAAGACGGACATCGTGACCGGGGAGCCGATTCTTAAAACCCCGGAAATGAAAAAGGCGGAGTTGGAGGCGAGGCTGCAACAAGCCGTGAGCCGGAGCCTGGCCCTGCAGGCCGAACTCAAAGGCCCCGGAGGGCTGGTGGTGGAGGCCATCAGGGAGCAGATGATCCGGCAAGCCGGCCTGGTCCTGGAGCGGGACCCGGTGTACGCCGGCTTCCTGGCCGTTTTGAAAAAGCTGAACCTGGAAATCGAGGTGGCGCCCCTGGTGGTGGAACGCCACCTCCGGCGAGTTTTACCGAGTTACGAACGCCAGGCCGCCCCGGAAGGGATACCGGCAGAGGGCGATCAACCATAAGGCGGCCCGCAAGGACACCCGCCAAAGGAGCGCGTATGTCAGTGGATGTGGAACACGCCAAGACTTCGGAAGACGAGGGCTCTTTAGCCTCCAAACGGGAGCGGTACCGGCAGCAGCGGGTTTTCTCCGGCCACCCGGCCGAGTCGGCCGGTCCTTTAGGGGAGAGCCAGGAGGAGGAACCCCAAGGCCGGCACGTCCAGCCGCCTGAAGAAGAAAAGCCCGAAGGCGGAATCCCGGAAGGACCGAAGGGCGGGGAGGAAGAAGGCTTCAAGCCCAAGTACAAGAGCCAGGAAGAAGCCGAAAAGGCCCAGCGGGAAGCCGAGCGCAAGATGCACGAGGCCACCACCCGGGCGGCGGAGCTGGAGCGGGAAAACGAGGAGCTGCGGAACAAGCAGACGGAGACTCCTCCGGCTCAATCGACGCCGTCGCCGGAAGAGATCGAGGCGCAAGTGGCCGAGGTCCTGGGCGAGATCGATAACCTGGACCCCTACGCCGAGGACTACCAGACCCAACGGGCCAAGCTGTGGGCCAAGGTGGCGACCCTGCGGGGAGGCAGCGCCGCCCCGGACGCAACAGTCGTGACCCAGACGGTGAAGAAGGTCCTGGACGAGGAACGGCGGACCGAGAAGGAGCGCCGGCAGAAAGAGGATGGAGAAAAAGCCTCCCGCCAGGCGGCCGTCAAGATGGCCCAAGAGGCCGGCCTGGACATGGGGGACAAGTCCCACGACTCGTTGTTGTTCTGGGACGCCTTAAAGCGCGCTCCCATGCACGAAGGCGTAACC